AAAGGAATACTTTTATGAATAATTATAAGCGCCTAACTAAATGTGATTTTTGTAAATATAAAACAGCAAGTGGCTGTAATGCAAAACCAGATTCTAGTTATTGTAGAGAAGCTGCTAATGAATTTTATGCTTATTTAAATAAAAATAAACAGCCAACAAAATCATTGAGACTCTGGGAAAGGAAGAAATAATTATGCAAAATATTAAAGAATATGTATCATTAAAAAAAGAAGAAATCAAAAAAGAAATTGAAGATAATGGTTATAAAATAAAAACTGCAGTAGTTCAAGTTGGAGATAATCCAGCAAGTAATGCTTATATTAAAGGTAAATTAGCAGACTGTGCTGCAGTAGGTATTGATTGTGAATTATTAAAATTTGAAGAAAATATTACTGAAGAATATCTATTACAGGTAATTGAAGAACTTAATCATGTACACAGTTTAGCAGGCTTTATTGTTCAATTACCACTACCAAAACATATAAGTGAACAAAAAGTTATTGAAGCTATAAATTATCGAAAAGATATTGATGGATTCACAAAGCAAGCCCTAGTAAATCCAGCTACACCTCAAGGCATTATTGATTATTTAGAAGCTAATAATTTTGATTTTGTAGATAAAAATGCGGTTATTATTGGTAGAAGTAATATTGTAGGTCGCCCAATGGCTAGATTATTGCTAGATAGATCTTGTAATGTAGAAGTTATTCATTCAAAAACATCTATTGAAAATAAAAAACGAGCTTTAGATGATGCTAATTTAATTATAGTAGCAACAGGTCACAGAAATACATTAACTGATGCTGATATAATGTATACTGCAAAGGATTGTTTTCTAGTAGATGTAGGCATTAATCGTAACGAAAATAATAAACTTTGTGGCGATTGTGAGAATGTTACACTTATGGAAAAAACTCCAGTTCCAGGTGGAGTTGGCTTATTAACTAGATTAGCTTTAATTACTAATATTATTAAACTTTATAAATTAAAAAATATGCTAAATTAATTGATTAGCTAAAGCTTGTTGTTTTAGACTGGCTTTTGCTTGATTCTAAGCTAAAAAAATTATAAAGGAGAACTTTAAAAATGTTAACTGCAGAACAAAAAGAACGTATTAAACAAAGAGCTTTACTACATAAGAAAACTTTAAAAGAAAGTGTTGAAGAGCAAAGTTTAAAACAAGAAGTAAAGCCAGAATTAAAGCAAGATTTAAGAGAAACTATTGAAAAAGAAGGTGATCTATTAATGAAATTAGATCCAATTCCTGAAAATGAAATTTATGATTTTATGGACAATTTAAAGGGTGGAACTTATTTTAATATGGGTATGTACTCCTCTTTACCTATTGCAAAACTTCATAAACCTAGTGTTAGAATTTATAAAGTAATTGAAATGTCTGCAATTGTTAGTGGAGTAGACTACGAGAATATTGGAACTACTAAAGACTTCCGTGATCAAACTGGTAAAGGACCTGGTGGATCTTGGTATGATCATCAACCTGGTCGTGAACATAAAGTAGGATTAAAACGTAGTAACCCAGAAGATAAATATATTTTATGGCAAATTAGATCAAATTCTGGTACAAATGTTCGTTATTTCTTTGTAGATTTTACTACAGATACAGTTAAGAAGATTGAAAAAGCTGATATTTTAGCTTCAGATTGGTTAACTGAATCAGAAAAGAAAAAATTACAACCTACTCCTGTTACAGGATATAATTTATCTACAGGCGAATTAGTTGAAAATGAAACTGTATGGAGAACAGCTGCATTTAATCATGTATTTTGGTTAAAACAAGGTGGAGCTGCTGCAAGAGAATATGGTAAATACTTTGAAGAATCTTTTGGATTACAAGAAGAAGTTGGAGCAGATTTATTCTTTGATGCTCATGCAGGTCAAGGTGAAGACTTAGATGCCTTAATTGCTAGTTATGCAGAAGAAGACCACGAATTAGATTTAAATTTCTAAATAATTTAAGCTATAAAAGATCATAGGTTAATTCTATGATCTTTTTTTATTTTATATTGTTTTTATGGAAGATTTTACTGTATAATTATATGTATACTGAATAAAGGAGAAGTTTATTATGATTAAATTATTTATTGAACCAGGCTATAAAGTTAAAGCCCCTACAAGAGATTTTGGTAATGCTGGAATTGATTTCTTTGTACCAGAATATAATAAGGTATTTGAAGAAGCTTTTAAATTAAAAAATCTAAATACTGGAGCAGAATTAGACTTTGTTAGGCAACAAATTATAGTGAAACCTCATGGTGATGTAAATATCCCTACTGGAATTAGAAGCCGTATTAGCGCTAATATTGCATTAGAGGCTCAAAATAAATCTGGAGTAGCTATGAAATATAAAATGGTTTATGGTGCAGCTACAGTAGATGCTAATTATCAAGGCATTATTCATGCACATTTAATTAATACTTCTGATAAAGAAGTTATTATTCCATTAGGAGCTAAAATTGTGCAATTTATTCCTAGATTTATTGATATTTCACCTATTGAGGTTATTAATGGAGAAGATGTTTCTTTTGAAGAATTTTATAAAGATTTCGAATTTTCAAATCGTGGTGAAGGAGCATTTGGTTCAACCGGTACAAAATAATATATAACGAAAAGGAGGTATATTATGGATTGCAAAAATTGCTTTTTAGCAAAAGAATGTAATTGGTGTTGCTTAAATGAAGATTTTTGTCAACGTAAATTTAAATTAGAAAATTTATATAAAAAATCTTTATTAGCTGATAGCCAAAGAACAAGACAAACTTTAAGAGTAGACTCGGATGGAACAGATATTGAAGCTTTTACTCAATTGTCTAATATTGAAAAAAATATCAATTCATTTGTAAGATCTGGCCTAAATTTATATCTATGGTCTAAAAACAGTGGTAATGGAAAAACAAGTTGGAGTATTAGATTAATGCAAGCATATTTAAATGAAAATTGGCCAACATGTACACTTACATGCCAAGTATTAATGGTTGATGTTCCAACATTTTTAAGTAGAATAAAAGCTAATTTATCAGCTCCAGATGAATATGCTACTTATGTTTTGAGTGTCATTAAAACAGCTCCACTAGTAGTATGGGACGATATTGGAACTAAATTAGGAACTAGCTTTGAAATAAATACTTTATTAGAAATTCTTAATTATCGTATGAATAATAATAAAGCTAATATCTTTACAACAAATTTAAATCAAACTGAACTAAAAGCTACTTTAGATACACGTTTAGCTAGTAGAATTTATGAGTCTTCTACTGTTATTGAATTAAAAGGTTCAGATAAAAGATTTTTAAGAAAGGAAATTATTGAATAATGACAGCACAATTACAATTTTTAAATAAAATTTTATCAACTCAAGATTATTCTTTAATTTCACAAAATAATCTTACAGATGATTTATTCTTTAATTATAAAGCAGAATTTAACTTTATTAAAAATCATTATAAAAAATATAATACTATCCCAGATAAATTAACATTTCTAAGTACATTTCCAGAGTTTGATTATTTTGTTATAAATGAATCTACTGATTATTTACTTGAACAAATTTACAAAGATTATAATGATAGTTATATTGCAACATGCTTCAATAATGTTAAAAAACTATTAGAATCAGGTAATTCTGAAGCTGCAAAACAATGCTATTTAGAGTCAGTAAGTGGTCTTAAATCAAATTATATTAAACCATGTGTAAATTTAATGACAGATAGAGGTCGTTTTGATAGATATTTAGAAAAAGTTAATAACCCTGAAAAACGTCATTTAAGTACAGGATTTAAAGAATTAGATGAAATGATCGGTGGCATTGACATTGAAAATGAAGATATGGTTATTGCTGCGCGTACAGGTGTTGGTAAAACCTGGATGCTAACAGCTATTGCTGGTGCAGCTGTAAAACAAGGTCGAAATGTTTTATTTTATTCTGGTGAAATGACAGCAGATAAAATTGGTTATCGTGTAGATACTTATTTAGGTAATATAGATAATAGA